CAGGGAAGCGTGGATATTCTTGGTGCATCTGCCAAGACTGCATGTTTCTTGACTTTGCTTCATACCAATCTTCATTGCGTTCACCGTCAGCGTCCCAAGGGAAGAAAATTCCTTTGAACTGGTTGGAACCAGTTTGCGAGCCAACCCATAACTGATGAAAAAAGTTGCCACTACCATTAGCGGTGGACAAACCAATAACACGACCACCGACATCCGCAATCGGTTCAATAGATGCCCACGCTTCCTCAGGATTGGGCAAAAACGCCCATTCGTCCACAATAACTAAATATACAGATTCACCACGAGCAGGGTCGTTCCCTGAAGGTAACGACTCAATAGCCGACTCGTTGTCAAACATCATTTTAAGTTGATGGTCTGTTGTTTGTGCAGGTCCACGCTCTTTCATCCAATGAGGAAGAAATTTGTAACCATATTTACTTTTAGCCAACAACTTAACTGACTCACGCTCAGTACGAGACAACATAACAACAAAACGGTCAGGACGAAAAAACACTAACCAAAAAGCGTATGCGGAAGCCAAAGTAGAAAAACCAATCTGACGGGCTTTCAACACGATACTGTAACGGTCAGACATCCATGCTTCCATAGTTGCCATTTGTGCGCCACGCAACTCAAACTTTATGCGACCCTTCTCAGGATGTTTAATAGACCAATAGTTTGAACAAAAATAGTTGAACGCTTCCAGTTGTTCTTCTAATGTTGCGTTTTCAGGTCCACGGCACAATCGCCATTCTTTTTCATTTAGTAACGCAGTTAAATCCACGGTTCTCCGCCCCAAGGCTGCCAGCCAGCATAATCATAAATAGCCATAAACGCTTTTGCGTTTATGGAAGGAATATAAAGTTCTGAACAATGTTTTAAAATACCTTGGTCTTGTAACCAACCCTTCTTAGAGAACTGTGACGGTTGACACCAGTAACCATTAATTTGAAACAAACCATAAGACCCACCATTAGGGTCCGTAGGGTTATGTGCAACTTGACGGCATCGTGACTCACGCCACATTATATAATCCACCTGTTCAATCATTTTACGATTGTCAGAAACACTACGAATAAGATGCTCCCGAGAATCACACCTCAAATCAAGTGGCTTCTTAGCGTGGGCAACTGTCCCACCTAAAAATGAATAAACGAAAATAGCAACTATTAGTAGTTTCTTCATAGAACTCTATTCTAGACGGCAAAAGCCGTCCATAGACAATAAGACTATTTAGATTGCAACCACAAAGTTACGGCTTCAGGAATATTGTCCCCTGCGACATAACGAATATGCCACGGCTCTTCAGGTAAAACTTCCCAAGACCAACCAAACTTTGCGATGTTGTTAAACATCCATTCCAATCTAGCACCATTCGCTCCAGCAACATCAACAGCAATACCCAACATGTGCCTAGAACATGTTTTGGCATCATCGTTTGGCGCAGCCAACGGTGCATTACCTTTCTTCAAAAACCATTTCTTACCATTATAGGTGCGTGTAGACGCACCCTCAATAGGTTCCTGCTGATAGCGTTGCAAGAACCCTCTCTTTTGTTGTTCAATACTGCGGAATAAATCTCCGAGCGAAGTCGGAGCCAACTTTACACCATCTGCTTTAGCGGCAGCAACCATAGCCTCCCAAGCATCAGCGGCACACAACTCCAAAGAGCCACCACCAACAACCTTTCGCAACATCGCAGGCAAAATTTCACTAGGTTTTTTCCCCTTGATATGTTTGCAAGGTTTAACGGGTTTAATAAAAAGTTTCAACTATTTAGGACGCTTTACTGTTTTTTTGGGAGCAGCCTTCTTAGCCGCCTTCTTAACGGGCTTTGCTGGCTTTGAAGTCAACGCCCTTCTTGCGTTTTTGTTGGTTGCCATACCTTGCTTGCGACCAATTTCAACTTCAGCGTTCCAAGCAGCATTGGACCTTTTGTTAAATTCTTTGCGTGGTGCATTACCAGTTTTCATTTCATTAAAAAATCGTTCATGGGGACCACTTGAATCACCATAAGTGCGAGCGACTTTATCCTGCTTCTTATAAAACATACTATCTTTATGAAGGGCAAGAGCATTATCTTTGGTTTTTGCAATACGATTTTTTCCAGTTGTGCTATCTTTCCAACTGTTTAAACCAGTAGCCTTATTCTTTAACTTAGAATCAACTGCCTTGTCAAGACCCGTCTTTTCGTAACTTTTAGACCAGCCGATACCACGAGCGTAACGCTTAATGTTTTTTAATTCTGACTGGGAGAGTTGTTTCCCACCCTTGCTAATAATCCATTTACCCAAATCGTCAATTGGGGACTTTGGTTTACGCTTACTTGTAGCCATTACTTTACTTCAACCTTCTTGGCAGCACGCTTTGCTGCAATCTTCTTAGGAGTAGCACCAAACGCTGCATCAATTTCTTCCTTGGTCAAAACACCATCAATAGATGCTTTAGCCAGTCCTTCGGCAACCTTGAAAATAGAAACAGCACCAGCAATCAAAGCCGACTTCCAAACCTCTAGGTCAGGAGCAATAACGGCAGCACCAGTTACAACGCCCAAAGCGTTTGTCAAAAACAATGCAACAATGCGACCCGAAATATCTTTAACTTTTTCCATTACTTCTCCTTAACTAAAGCACCGACCATGTGAACAATCAGTGCAGCGATAGTAATTTGGATTCCCAAATTACGAGTATTACCTGACAAGGTTATCAAAACCATGCCCGTTCCAGCCAAAGTCCAAGTAAGAGCATGGATTTCGGAAAGAAACTTATTCATAATAATAGCCTATTTGTTCCTTACAATTGGCGGCGTTGACCTGCAGCCACCATTGCTGTCCCTGCAGCAACCGCAATAAGGGTTCTACGAGTTCCAACAGGCACAGTGCTACCCAAAGGAACATACTCATCAAAGCCCTCAGCAAAAATGTTTATCTCCTGCTCAAACGCCTGACGAACTTCGGCTGGTGCATCCTGCACAGCCTCAACAATTGCCTCAATCTCCTGCGTGGACAACTCTGATACCACAATGGCATCAAACACAGCAACAGCCTGAGATTCCGACAATGATTCAACGAACTGTGCATCTTGTGCTACAGCAACCGCTTCCTCTACGGTTATTGTTTCCACATCTTCTAGGACGGCTTCTAGTTCTTCGTCACTAAATATATCAGCAACTGTGTCCTCGGTCACAATCTCGTCAGGAACAGTATCCTCAAAGACAACATCCTCAGGTATAATTTCCTCAATAACCGTTTCATCAATTACCTCATCTATAACTTCATCTACAATCTCAGGAAAGTCAGGATATGTCTCTAGAGTTATTTCTTCAACTGGCTCTGTCACTACTGGAATGGGTTCCGTATCTTCTGTGGCTGGCTCTGCTATGGGTTCAGGCTCAACCACTGCAGGTGGTTGCGCTACTGGTGGGGCTTCGTATTCTGTGGTGGTTGTGGACTGCTCAACCGTCACGCTGGTCGTAGATTGCATCACTGTTGTTGTCGTTGAAGAACTCGTAGAGGTAGATGTCTGCACAGGGGCAATGCTTGTGTCCACAACTGTTGTTTCGGGTACACTTGTAGTTGTCGTTGTTTGAACAGTCGTAGTAGTCCATGATTCTCCATTCGCTATAAAAGCCTCATCGGGAACAATTTGCCAAGGCTCATCATCAATTTGCCAAGCCAACATCCAACAAGTCCCACCACCCGACTCGTAAAACCAGCCATCCAAACTATGGATACCAGCATCCAAATCTAGAAACCCTGATTCAGTAGCAGAACAACCTTGGTCACCCCAAAAGCCAAACTCGTCCGTGCCAATCTTTATAGTACCACCATCATCAGAAGCAACCCAAAACTGGATAGTGTCATGCGCAGGAATAATAATAGAACCCGTGTAATGAACCATAAACATATCGTCAGGGCAATCCTGAAACGGTTCACCATTAAAACTACGGTTAATGTTGTTTTCTAGTTCCGAACCACAAGTTTCATAAAGAGTATCAGATTTGGTTGGTGGTATATCGGTAACGATATACCCCGTAGCGTTTAAGCCTTGTATTGGTTCAGCGTTTGTTACCGTGCTAAAAAAGGCAAGGACAACGCTGGGTAGAAATATCAGCCAACGGGTATTTCTAGCCACGCCAACGATTCTTCATTCCAATAGTTCGGACCTTCAGGGCGTGGAGTTGGTGGTTGCCAATCATTGTTTGCATCCAAAGTCCATGATGGATATGGTTGTGGTGCTACGAACTGGTCTGCGTTAGTATCATATGCATAGCCAACGCCTGCATACTGTTTGCGAAAGTTGTTGTTAAATGATGTCTGTTTCCACAAGCCATCAAACTTTAATGTGTTCGCTATAAACGCACGACCCGCCGCTTCAGTATCAGGGAAATCCAATGTCGGTTCACCGCACACTTCGTTACTAACACTAATAACTTGTGTAACAATGTTGTTTTCTAGTTTTGCAAAGTAAGCCATTACGAACCCCACTTAATTGTGCCGCTGTCATTGAAGGTGTAATAAGCATAAGTTGCGTCAATACTTAGCGTTCCTCCTGTTACAGCCCCAATCAAAAGACTATCGCTGAGTGCCTGCCTAATAATAACTACACCCTTACCACCAGCGCCGCCAGTAGGGGTTGCGTTTTCACCACCGCCACCACCGCCACCACCAAAGTTTGCCGTACCATTTGAAGCACCACCCGCAGCGCCACCGTTACCACCGCCACCGCCACCGCCTGCACCAGCAGCACCAAATGGCGCATATGCACCCGAACCACCACCGCCGCCTCGTTGAACGGAGGTACCAGTAATGCTGCTTGCTACACCAGCACCGCCAACAGCACCGCCGCCAGCAGATGAGTTGCCTCCTACAGCACCAGCACCGCCACCACCACCACCCGAAAAACCTTCGCCTGCATTAGTACCTGTACCACCTGCATAGCCTTCGTTTGCCGTTCCTGCTCCACCAGCGCCACCTGCACCTGGTGTGTTGCCACCACCGCCACCACCCGAACCGCCTAAGTTTCCAGCACCACTATATAAGGCTTTACCACCGCCACCACCAACCGTACTAACAGTTAAACCTGTTCCAATAATTGAAGAAGCATTACCATTTGTGGCAGCAGCGCCACCATTAACACCACCAGTACCACCACCACCTACAGTGATTGTGTAAGTAGTTCCAATTGTTACCGCTACTTTTGATTCCGCACTAGCACCACCACCAGATGTTGCACCTGTTACCGAAGTTTTATAACCACCAGCACCGCCACCACCACCTCGTGAGTTACCACCACCGCCTCCGCCAGCAATAACAAGATATTCAAGCGCAGCAGGAGCAAGAATACTAACAGCAGGTTTGCCCCAAGTAGCAACGCTAGGATTTTCGGCAGTTTTTCCACCAAATCGTGCAGACACAGTATTCCTACTTACGCTGTAATTCGGTTAACATACCCATGAACAACAATAACATTGGTTGTCGCAGCAAAAGCCCGAACAACCAACGGAGTAGCATTACCCTTAATTAATAGACCAGCAGCAATCAAATATAGACCATTTTCTGCTTTGACCGTATATTCAATGTGGTCATCAGGGGAAGCAACGCCACCCCACTCAACAGTCAATTTAACATCGGAAGCCGAAGTATTGACCGCATACAACCAAATTTCATCTAAAGTTGTTGCTGTGCTTGAACCAGTATGAACAGTGGTACCAGCCGTTGCGGTAGCCGCAACCTTGATACCTTTGCCATCGGTTGAACCGCTGAGGATGAGTTTGCTAAAAGTTGCCATATATATAAACCTTCCGTTCCCTAACCTAATATAACTTCTTGTTCAACCGTGTTATAACGGTCAAAGACATATAATTCCAGCCATTCGTCAAATTCATCAAACTCAAAAATGATTGAATCAATAAACAAAGGATAATCTTCAGCCCAAAAATCGTTAGCCAAATCAGCCAAAGTAGTACCCGAAGCACCCTGCAAGACATAATACTCATAACCTAAAGAACCACGGTAGGTTTGACCTTCGGGACCTACAGCAACCCAATGGGCAGCCAACAAGTCACCTAAAGTTGCCCCAGCCTCAGGATACAACAAACGCAACGCTTCATACATTGCATCGTTAGTCGTTGTCATAATCCCTCATCTTTCTTGGCTCACCCTCACAACACGAATCTTTATATCCGCACTCAGGACATCTCCACCGTGTTGCCACAGGCGGATACTCACATCCACAAGTCGGACACTCAATCGTGCCACTCATTATAAGGCTTTTAGTTCCCTACGGGATTCAACCTCAGACTGAGCGACTGACGCTATGAGAGCGTCCAGTTCTGCGTCAGAGATTTCTGATGGTTTTGTGGAGTGTTCTACTTGGACTTGGGTTGGGGCTAAACGGTTGGTTGCTTGTAGGTATAGTTTGGCGGAGTTGTTGTCGCCTGCTAACGCACGCTCATAAAGATTATCCAGTAGTTTTTGGGTTCGTTCGGGGGATTGTTGTAGTTCTCCGACTCGGCGTTCCCATTCAAGTTTGAACGCAGGTTTCTTTTTCCAGCGTCTTAGCGTGGTTTCGTCTACGCCTTCTTCTAGAGCATATTTTTCTTGGGATGATGGCACCCGATGTGTTTGGGGTACCATCAGCCAGTTCAAAAATTTTTCTTGTCTTGGGTCTAGAATGTTGTCCATGCCATTAGGTGAAATGTTCCTAACTTGTATTGTACTTGTCTAGGGAACGGAGGGAACATTGATGGGGGGACCTACGGGGGGGGTAAGGGCTAGTGGATAGCACGAGCCTTAGCGAAGTGCGTCCTGATATAGTATGTTTAAGGATAAAACCATCTCCGATGGTTTTCTGACTGTTTTAGCATGGACAATGGTATGATTAGAACAATCCTCACAATAGTAACAAGCATGCTTTTTACCTTGATAGGTATAGGGGTGTTTTTGCGTACAGTATTCAAAACTCTAGAGATTTCGGACCCTGAAGATGGCTTCTAAAAAAATGTTTAAACCTATGGATTCACCTGCAGATGATTCTGAACGGATGATGGGTGCAATGCAGTACATTCGTAAAAAGTATGGTAACAAGTTCAGTACCGAGGGTTATAAGTCGCCACGGGAGTTTATTGCTTCTGCCAAGGATGTTATTTCTGAATCTGATATATCAGACATGTATCCTGAGAATGTGTGGTCTAAGGCTGCAGATAAGTTGTTGATGAATGTTTGGTCTAAGCGTAAGATGAAAATTACCCGCAAGTAACATGGCTAGCAAGAAGCAAACCAAAAAAATTGGTGCAGTAATGCGAGAATACAAAACTGGTACCCTGCACAGTGGTAAAAAGGGTCCTGTGGTTAAAGACATTAAGCAAGCCATCGCTATTGCGATGTCTGAGGCTAAGATGAAAAAACCTCTTGGCAGGGACGACATTGAAACCAAACAAGGTGGTGGCAAAAAAACTGTTTACCGCAACCCTAAAAAGAAAAATATAGATAAGTTACCCCGCATACGCAAGGGTCCTGACTTCTGGACTGGTGTATAATGCAAGCACCAAAGCGTGACCCAAGGTTAGCACGAGCAGGAGTGTCAGGTTACAACAAACCAAAACGCACACCCAGCCACCCAACCAAATCCCATATCGTAGTCGCTAAATCAGGTGGACAAGTAAAAACCATTCGCTTCGGTCAACAAGGTGTAAAAACCAACCAAACCGCAGGACAACGCCAAGCGTTCAAATCCCGACACGCAAAAAACATTTCCAAAGGACCAATGTCAGCCGCATACTGGGCTGACAAAACAAAATGGTCACCCTCAAAAACTGCACAACCCCAAAACAAGAAATGGGTTAAAGGCTCATAATGAGTTACACCAAACCTGAACTACGGCAACGCATTGTCTCCGCCGTAAAAGCAGGAACTGCAGGCGGAAAAGCAGGACAATGGTCAGCACGCAAAGCCCAAATCGTAGCACAACGCTACAAGAAGGCTGGTGGAGGCTACACAGGAGCCAAAACCAGCAAACAACAATCGCTTAGTAAATGGACATCAGAGAAGTGGACAACCAAATCAGGTAAACCATCCACCCAAGGACCCAAAGCCACAGGCGAACGCTACCTACCAGCCAAAGCAATAAAGAACCTGTCATCAAAAGAGTACGCTGCCACCACGGCAGCAAAGCGTAAAGGCACAGCCAAAGGCAAACAATTCGTCCCCAATACCATAGCAGCACGGACAGCAGGACGCAAAGCCCGAAATTCTTAACACACTATAATTTTTTTTATAGTACCCCCCGTATCCAAACGATACGCATTGGCTCTACCTCCTAGTATAAATAATAACACATAGGTGCGTACCCCCCCATGCCCCCCGCCTGCACCATGCGTGGTGGCTGCACATGAGATTTGGAATGGCGATTCGGGTTCATAATGCAGTCTATTATTAGGACCCACCACCAAAAATCTGCTATGGATGCGCACACATGCGAGGGGGCAGACGGTCACAGCGACCCTTACCTACCGATGGGTAACTTGCTTTATGCGTATGCGGCAATGCGTGCTTTGGCAGGACTTTTCGTGAGCATTATGCGTAGGAAAGCACGGGAAAAGTTCTGTGTTGCCGAGATGACTTGCAATTTTTTTTGGGGTGTGTTTATGATGTTGGGGTCGGCAACGGCTTACGGTTCCCTAGATGGATAGGGCTACTAGCGGTAAGCGGTACGACAGTCCTGAGCAGTACGAATCGGGACGCCACACTTGCAACTGCCGAACGGCTATGGTCGTTCGGATTGGGATGCGGTTGGAGCCATAGGGTAGCCTAGTGAGTCCGAGTGATAATCGGATATCGGCGTAAAATGGCACGGACACTGTTTACAGTGTTCAACATGGATGGTTTAGCGGATAATCTGTAGATTATGTCGGTGTGGACCTCATCAAGTAGCGAATTGCCTAGTCATACGGGATTCGTGGAGGATTGGGGAACGGGCATGGTTGGAATTACGCTAGGCTGTCAGGTAATGTCCTCGTGATTGAATGTTCATGTTCACGGGGTCACGGGAGGCACACAGGCAGTGTGCCAACTGTAGGTATGGACGGGCATTTATGCTCTAGAGTGCTTACGGTTGTAGCGAGGTTCAATTCCTTGCCTTTCCGCTATGTCCTTTAGGACATAAATCATAACTACGATTCAACTGGAGGTTGAATATGAAATTAGCAGACATAAATCCCGCTGTTAGCGGAGTGTGGTTCAAACATGGTAGGTGCCGTAAGGTTGGGCAGTGGACTTTCACGGACACCATTGATTCCAATGGTGTCATGCATCGTTTGGTTTCCCATCATGGTACGGTTATGGGTGAATTTGCTGGCATGGCAGGTTCAATTTGGGCATTTTACCCCGTTTCAACGGGGTGGGGTTCTGCATCGGACCAACAGGGCATGAACAAAATTATGCCGAATGGTTGGAAGTTCCGTAGGAACGGTGGGCATGCCCGTTATGAGTATTTTGGCGAAATAGTTCTTTAACCCTTTCAGGGTTGGCAGGCGAAATAGCAACGCTTTAGCGTTGGGCAGTGCAATTCTGCTGTCGTCTACGATGGTGGCTAGAGCAAATGCTTTAGCATTAGATGTCCGTGAACGGACAGCCACACTAACATGCTATGGAGGTTACACATGGCTACGAAAGCACCAACGATTATCTCGGTTGACCGAGAGAATATGCTAGTTCAGGTTCTCAATGAGAACGGACACTATGCCAGTGTTCATGTCAAGGACATGGACAAGAATACCCTTATCAAACTTGGCACATTCTTGAATGTGACTTGGGCTGGAACCCCGATGCACAAGACGCTGGACACAATCCAACGGATTGTGAACGCAAAGTTGTTGGGTGTTTCGGCTCCTACGGAGCCTGTAAAGCCTGTTCAACCTTCGGTTGTTGTCCCTGCTGTAAAGCCTTCGGCTTTGCCTACTGGTTCATCGTTGGATGCTGTCATTGCAACTATGGTTGCAAATATTATGCAGACTATCCCTGTCGGGATTGATGAGGATGCAGTTCGTAACATCGTTTCCGATGTTGTTGACCCAATCGCCTTAGACAATGCTGTGGCATTGGACAGACTGTCCACCAAAATTGACGCTTTGCAACCGAAGGTTACACAAATCATCATCAAGGACCGTCCGACTCTCACCCTGAAGGGTGTACAGCACAAGGCTTTCTCCGACATTATGATGTCGTTGGCGGCTCGTTGCAACACTTTCCTTGTGGGTCCTGCTGGCACTGGCAAGACTACTATGGTGTCTCAAGCGGCAGATGCGTTGGGTTTGGATTTTCATGCCGAAAACTTGACAGCGGCGACAACAGAATATGCCCTAAAGGGCTTCAAGGATGCCAACAGCAAATATGTGCCAACGAAACTGCGTGAGTTCTTTCAGAACGGCGGCGTTTACTTGCTGGATGAAATTGACAACGCTAACCCGAATGTTCTCGGAGTTCTTAACTCCGCATTGTCCAACGGATTCATGGCGTTTCCTGATGCCATGGTGAAGAAACACGACAATTTCATCGCTGTTGCGGCAGGTAATACTTACGGCAACGGTGCGACAGCCGAATATGTTGGTCGTAACCCGATTGACGGTGCAACCTTGGACCGTTTCGCCTTCTTCAATGTGGACATTGATGAATCGGTGGAGGATGCAATGTTGGCTGGTTATGCGTTGCCTTCGGCAACTGCGGCATGTTGGGTTAAGGCTGTTCGTCAGTCCCGACAGAATGTCGCTGAGGCAGGGCTTCGGGTCATCGTTTCCCCTAGGGCTACGGCGAACGGTGCGGCGTTGTTGTCACAGGGCATGGACATGAACAAGGTGTATGCCGCCACTGTGTTGAAGGGTGCCAAGCAGGACCAAATTGAGAAGATTCGTCAAGGTGTAACCTTGTCGGTGTCGGCTTAATCATAATCACGATTCAACTGGAGGTTGAAATGTACACAAGTAACACAGTTAAGCAACAGTTAAACGGCTCTGCCGTTTATGTTGACTACTTTGATTCATTCGGTGCGATGCTCAACTATGTTGAACAGAATCCGAAAATGGGTTCGTCCAATGCTGACCGTGGCAGTGAGTGGGACGGCATGAAATGTTTTGCCGATGCGGCACAACTTGCCCGTAGCGGTTGGCATGATGTTCGTCCTGAGGTTGAGAAACTTCTCAACAACATGTCGGAGGTCATTGCCGATAGGTTGGAGTTGTCCCCTGCTATGCAGTGGAATGTCGCTGGTGGTGTTGTGGATGTTGGTCGTTACTGTGGTAACGAACCGATGTGCATGATTGACTTCCCGATGGAACCTCAGGAGCGTATGGGCAAGGTGGTCAAACTGTTTATTGACTACGGCGCATCGTCATCGTTCAGTGGTGAGTTCATTATGAAACGGGGCATTGTGTTGCTGGCATTGGTTGACACTTTGCAGAAACTTGGTGTTTCTGTAGAGATTTATGGCGAGACAGCAATTACAAGCGGCACGACATGTCACACTACGGTCACGAAATTGCATGACCCAACCGACAGGCTGGACATTGACGAGTTGATGTTCACATTGGCGCATCCTGCGATGCTTCGCCGTATGGCGTTCGCTGTCCGTGAAATGTCGTCCTGTGCCAAGCAAATTGATGCAGTGAACGGTGGCGGTTATGGCAGAACGGTTCACACGGTGTACGCTCCGACTGTGAACGCTGACATTCGGATGGAACGCTTGGAATCCCGTGCTACTCAGTGCGTTGAGAATCCTGTGGAATGGGTTATGCAAACCGTAACGGGGCTTGGCTTAATCTGAAAGATTGGGTGTAGCACGGTAGGTAACCTCTACCGTGTTACACCTTTGGTGTAATATAAACAACAAACAACCTAGGAGGTTGATTATGGTAATCAAGGGAATGAAAGTTGCTGTCCTGTGGGCAGTGTTTTTTGGCGTGTTGTGGTTATGTTATGGGATGGTGGGGCAACCTTCGCATTTCATGGCGTATCTGTTCACGGCTAGTTTGTCAGTGCTTGCGTTTGTCCCTGCTATGTATGAGACAGCGATGTTCATGGGTTATGTTTTGCTGAACAGCAAGGACAAGTACGACAACGATGTAGTTGGTGATGATGGGTTCACTTGGGATGTCACGATTCCTACGGTGGGCGGAATGTTTTTTCGTCTTTATGATTCTCGGGACCCGCATTTTGACCCGCTGTTCGTTGGCGATTTGTGTGAGGTGTCGGCAGGTATGATTCACATACTTGACAGGCAACACTTCACTTCTGCTAGGCTTGCCAGTGAGTGGGCTGTAGCCAAGGATGTTGAGTTGATGGAATGGGAACTTTATCGTGACCCTTCGGATGAAGGGATTTGGAACTAAGTGATGATTATTAACAACTTGAAAAGTTGGACGACAAGCGAATTGTTGGACCAACTGCTAAAGAATCGCAACAACATTAAAGTTGTTGAACAAGAAAACGCACAGATTATTGAAATCTGTGAAAGCAGGATTAAAGAAATCAAAGATGCGATGTATAAAGATTAGGACGAAAAACGGGACTTCGGTCCCGTTTCCACAAGTATATGCTTGTGCTGATGAGTCCAGTTTGATTCACACCTTGGAGGTGCATTATGGGTACAATGGTTAGCGGAGCGTTACTCCCTTGCGGAGTTGGTAACACGATAGAACCTGCGATTGTTGAGGGGTTGGAATCCTTGCAACAGTATGTTGGCGGCATGATTGATGCTGTTCGTACCGAACTGGAAGATGGAACGGTTATCGTTGGTTATGTTAACGATGAGGGTTTGATGTTGAACATGGAAACAAACTGGTTTGCCAGTGCGTTGTTTGACCGTCAAATTGTTGGTGATGTTGTGCTGGTTTCGGGTACTTCACCTGAAGGTGAATATGATGGTGAGAATTATGATTTGCCTGAAAATTTCTTCAGGTTCTTGTCCACGAAATTCACGGAACATGTTGCCCAAACATACAATGAGTCCATGGTTATGACGCTAGGTATCAACCTTGCCCACAGGTTCGGTGTGATTGACGATGAAGAAATGCGTGATTTGCAACAGCAGATTGATGATGCGGTTGATGGTGGCGATGATGCCGCTTTGAAAGCACACTTGCTGGACATCTCTGAGCGTGTTACCAACTTCGTTACGAACTATGTGTCGGAGCGTCACGCTGATGACATGATTAGCGGTTTGGAAGAACTGTTGAAAACAGAAGCAGAAGGGAAATAGTTGATGGAATCTGATGCAGAGGTGGGGGCGAAAGCCCCCACACTGTTACCCAAAGGGTCATACGAGTGTCCCAAGTGTGGTAACATGGTTGAAGTGTTTATCCGTTTAACCTGTCCTCCTGAGTGTGTTAAACATTCGGGTGGTGGTGTCCCAATGAGTAGGAGAAAAAAATGAAGTGTCCACATTGTAATGGTCCAATCCCTAATGCTTTGCATGAGGGACAATATAGCGGTGCGTTGTCACGCATTGATAACAAAACGGAAATTTGTTCTGACTGTGGTGTTCGTGAAGCAATCATGGATATGCACAAATTTGACAATGCACGCCGTACAACAATCGTTGAGGAGGTGTAACATGTTGGTTCAGGTTCGTTCACCTAGATGTCCCGAGTGTGGTGTTGATTCGGAATTTATGGTTGATTATAATTCGTACCGTCAATGGTCCAACCGTGAAACCCTTATCCAGCAAGCGTTTCCCGACATGTCTATCCACGACAGGGAAACTTTGAAAACTGGTTATCATCAAAAATGTTGGGATGATGCGTTCGGAAACTTTCATCACAAAGGTGAAGAAGAATGAATGACGATTTCTTGGATGATGTAACACCTATGGGTATTGAAATTAATCGTGAAGCAGTCTCAGACATGTGGATGGGTAAGCGTGTAGCAGAAGTCCATAAATATGATTTGGGTAACCGTCACGAGATTTTGAATTGGTTGGAATCTGTAACCGATTTGCATGACAAGTTCATAACCTACAGGGGTGTTTATGTTGTGGATTGGGAGTCGTTGAAACCGATTGAGCATCCGAAAAACAATTTGCAACGCTGGCAAAGCATCCGTGAGCAAGTCACGAAGGCGGTGTTGCAGTTCCCTGTGGAATCCGTTATGGATGTTTTGGTCAAGATTGAAATTCCTTTACATGAATTTCTTTCCGCTATGACCACGAACAAAATTAGTAAACAATTAACCGAGGGCGAGTTCCGTTCTTTTGAAAACGATTTCTTGGTTAAGAAACCTGTACTGTCTGACATTGTGCGTAAACATGGCATAGGTAGAAACACGGTCATTGCTTTCCGTGATTTCTACAAACCCATGCATCAAAGACGGCATGGACAGATGGAAGGTCTAGTAAGAGTAAATGATGAACAGTAATGTGTTACACTGTTACTACAGGTAACTGTCCATGCTAATCAATTGGAGGAATAATGAAAATAGATGAACAGAATAAGCGTATATATGTGCGACAGTCGTGGCTTGGGGATGTTGCTATTTGCCCTGAGCGTGCAAGATTGGGTCAAGTCCGACCCGACCTTCGGACGGGTTCGGATGCCACAGTTATCGGCACTTCGTTGCATGCTGGCATTGAGGCTGTGCTTACTGGTGCCGCCAATGACCGTCAGCAGATGTTTGACGCTGTGCAACATGAGTGGACTTCACTTCAGGACACAAATTATAAAGTTACAAACATTGACCAAAGTAAAATCCAAACCTATTTGGAGTCTATGACTTACGGGTTTTATGATGAGATTCTTCCCAGCGTTCCGCAAGGTGGGTTGGTTGAGCATTTCTTTACTGCACCATTGAACATGGAAATCAACGGCTATGGCGTGTACCTTGAAGGCACCATGGATTATGTTGCCCCTGATGGCACACTTTGGGATTGGAAAACTTCCAGTCGTACCTACAACATTAAAGAAAAACAGAAGTCGGCTATCCAACCTACGGTTTACGCTGCTGCTGCAGTTCATAATGGTTTGGTTCCCGATTACCCTGTTCAGTTCAGGTACGGTGTGATGGTGCGTCAAGAAACGCCCAAGACACAAATTGCGACTGTTGAACGGACCGAGAAGCACGGTTTATGGTTAAACCGTTTGGTTCGTACCGCTGTCACTTCCGCTATGGCTGTCGGCATGGACGAACCATGGCTTGTGAACGATTCGTCCACGCTATGTTCTGAAGCATGGTGTTCGTATTGGAGTATCTGCAAGGGTGCTTTCTGTGGCGATGACGAAGCCCGTTTCGCAAATCAATCATTAACTGACTAGATTGTGCTACACTTATTTAAGATGTTCGGACGACTCGGCTGGCATAACCTCCAGTGTCTCAGTCGGGTCGTTCACAAATGTAATACCAAAACAAACAAGCAGGAGGCTTGACATGAATACCATCAGCAAAGACCAATCCATAATCACACAGGTGGCAGCAAAAATTGCTGCTGACCTGACACCGAAAACGGATGACCTTAATACGAATATCACCAATTGGGTGATTGCGTTTGAGGCAACCACCGAAGCCCTGCTCGGAGCGCACGGCATGTCACCAGCAAGCCAAGTGGCTGTTGCAGAGCAAATGATTACAGAAGCGTTCACCGCAACTGCAGTCCAAAGCCCAGCCCCAGCACCACAGTGGGCGCAAGAAGCCGCTAGTGGCGGTATGAGCGTTCGGATTAAAGGTCAGCAACATGGACCAATCCCAGCGTGGCTTGCCGCAGAGTGTGCGAAGAAAGGTGTTACCGAAGTGTGGGACAACCGTGACGGTTTAGTTTCCAACCCTAAGCGTCCTTGGTTTAAGGCTGTTCAGGGTGATGCCGCATTTTGGGAACCACGAGCAAAGCGATAATCCGCAGTGGCTCCTGATTACGAGGAGCGTTGGGCAAAAGCAGGGAGAGGCGAACTTATCGCCTCTCCCGATTTGTCTTTAACGCCTAAGTTTGCGTACTTCCAACCGCTTGTCAAAGCCGCCGATGATTATGTTCATTGGGCGCAATCCCCTAATGAAAGAATCTATTTGGGGTTCGCTGACATTGACTCGCAAATGCGTGGTATTGCACCAGCCGAACTATGCCTGATTAACGGTTACAGCCACTCAGGTAAAACACTGGCACTGCTACAGATACTTGTAGCGAACCGTGACAAGCGTGTTGTCTATTTCTGTCCTGATGAGCCACGCACTTTAACTTTGATTAAGTTGGCGTGTGTCATGCACGGTGTTGACGCAACACAACTAGAACAACAAATAGGCAACGGGGACCGTGAAGCCATAAAGTTGTTGAAAGAAACAGCAACAGAACACTTCCCGAACCTAGCGGTCTTTGACCAAACTGTGTCGCTATTGGACATGGAGCGTGCATTGTCCGAGGTGTCGGATGCTATGGGTGAACCACAACTTATCGTTGTGGACTACTTGGAACTCATAACAGGTGGCGGTGAAGATGTGCCATCCAAAGCGAACGCCATTAAAGCGTTCGGTAAACGGCATAACAAACCGTTGCTGGTGTTGCATCAATCATCCCGTACCGCTGGTGCTGATGGTCGCAAAATGACTATCAGTTCAGGTGCTTATGGTGGTGAGCAACAGGCAACACACATCATTGGTGTTCGCCGTAAACGGTTTGAAATTGAGGGACACATTCGTGACCTGCAAGAAAAACTGGAGCGTGCCGCCAACACCGAAAAGATTATGGAAAAGATTGAATCACTGCAATACGAGTTGCGTATCCACATGGATACTTTGACATTGAACCTTGTGAAGTGTAAGCGTCCAGCATCTAATCTGTTGGATGACATGGACTTCACAATTGAGTACGGTTCAGGTCGTCTACACAGGTTGGACACAGGTGTGCTACCATGGAAAGAATCCCGTCCAGCAGTGGACAATCCGTTAGAGCAATTAGTTATCGCAGACAGTTTGGAGGACTGGTGATACCACAATATTTAGTGGACCCGTTTATAACTTTATTTCGTGGACGAGGTGATGTCTATGGACATGACGAAGGTCGTTGCGTCAAAGAGCAGTTAACAAACGAAGTGTTCCAAAAACATTTATCAGGTGAAGCACCAATAGGTGTTTACCCAATGCTCCCACATTGCGACCAGTTTTATGTTGCTTGGGGTTGCGTTGACTACGACACAGCAGACGCAGAAGAAAACGCCATAAAACTACATGATGCTTTAATGCAAGCAGGTGTGGTTTCATGGATTGAGCGTTCACGGTCCAAGGGATATCATGTTTGGGTATTTGCCGAGCATGCTGTCCTTGCCGAAGATATGCGAAACATGTTGCTGATGGCATCACAGGTAGCAGAAACACCAACAACAGAAGTTAATCCGAAACAAACAACATTGAAGGAGGGTCAGTATGGGAACTATGTTCGGTTACCGTATGCGAATGTTTATGACAGATACACGGAAAAGCAACGCATCATTCCGAGAGCCAGCATTGAGAAAGGCACTTATCGCAGTCCGATGCTGTTTAACGACTTCGTTCGTGCGGCTATTGAAAGCCGCACTTCCGAGGAAACGATTAAGCGCATCGCATCCATGTATCAACCACCCAAGCAAGAAACGGTTGTAACCCATGCTTATGTTTATGATGCAACTCTTGACGAGGCTATGCGTGTACTTAGCCCGTTGGGTAAAGTCATTTGGCGTGACGGACCGTTAGCAGGCAAAGACAGGTCATCCACACTGGCGAAACTAGGTCACGAAACTGTGCGCAGTGGATTGAACCCTAGTCAGACAAAGATTGTGTTGATGACAGCCGATAAGCGTTGGGGCAAATATCATTTGCGCCATAACGGCGAGGACGAAATAGACAAACTAGTAGTCAGGGTACATTCGTGACAACAATACTCGCAATCCAAGGTGACGACTTCTGTGCAATCGGTTCCGACTCACAATGGACCGATGACTATAATCGTGTCGGAAAAATGAACCAACCCAAAGTTGTGTCTGTGGGCAGATATCTGATTGGCGTAGCAGGTGATACCCGTGGTGCAAATGTCATCCAACACATCTTCACACCACCAGTGCTACCACCAAAGTTGGTGGGAGCAAAGTTGGCAAAATTTATTGTTTCACAATTCTTGCCATCCTATAAAGAATGTTTAGAAGCAAACGGTGCAGGTCGCCCACAATATGATGACCAGCCTGCACAATCAGCAAACGATTTGCTGGTGTGCGCAAACGGAACCATCTTCCAAATAGATTGCGACTACGGAACCGAAACAGACACATGCAACCTGTACGCAATCGGTTCAGGCGCACATTATGGTTTAGGTGCCATGCAGGCTTACACAAATGGTAAGCGTGTCTCACTGGCAAGTGCTAAACAGGTGTTACTGAAATCGCTTACTGTGTCAGCAAAGTTTGACAGCGGTTCAGGTTCACCCTTCCACACATTCATCCAACAAACAAAGTAGGTATCATGGCTGCAAAAAAGAAACCCATCAAAGGCATCCCTGATGCTGGACCTTTAAAGATTATAAAACCTGATGGCACAGTAAAAATAAAGAATGTTAACCGTAAAGAAGTTGAGAAAACCATTGAAAAAGGTGAACGCAAAAAATCTAAAATGGCTCAGGTAGAACACGGCGTTTACATAGAAACAAAACCGATTCCCAAAGGTCGTCCACGAATGACACGCCGAGGGCGTGTCTTTACACCCATCACCACATTGCATGCAGAAGGAATCATTGCGGAAGCATGGACAGGACCGAAGTACGAGGGGCTGGTCAAACTGGATTGCAATTTTACTGACAAAGGAATCTATGTTTCTGTTACACCTTTGGACTCTGAAGAGCAGGCATCCAAGTTGCGTGGCGACCTAGACAACTATGTTAAGTTGCTAATGGACGGACTAAACGGTGTCGCATGGCTTGACGACAAACAGGTACACATTATCAATGCGAGCAAACAGTGAGCAAGAACCAATCAGATTACGACATTCCTGCACGCAAATATGATTTCCACACAGACCTGAAGTTTGGTCATAAAGGTGAGAAACTTGTAACCGAGTTCTTGGATGCGTTATCTGACGGTGACTTTGAAGTTAAAACAGACCGTTACCGCAACGGGCGAATGGTTCTTGAAATGGAACACAACCCACGCAAACAACTAAACCCTGACGGAACCCCATTATGGAAACCTTCAGGTTTGGCTATAACAAAAGCAAAATGGTGGGTGTATGTTTACACCCTAGATGGTTCGTTCGTCATACTTTCTGTGCCACGAATGAAACGCTATCTAAAAATCAATAAGGAACGATTCAACAAAAAGAAATACCATGAATTTGCAAGAGCATCATCCAACCCATCAAAAGGTTATTTGCTGCAACCTGAAGATGTTATGGACATGATGATAAACACGGAATATGATGAAGTACGAACCAACCTCCCAACCTGACAACACGGACATCGGGTTTCTTATGATGCCCTTTGCCACAGACCATGATGACACAAACTGGGAACTAGTTGAACTGGTGCAGGATACTCTGTCCACGCTAAGTAAGTCTGACCAAGAAGCATTGGAGGGTGTGTTCTATCAGCGTAAAACTTATCAAGAGTTGGCAAGCGACCTTGGCATAAAAGCCAAGTCGCACGCATGGCGCAAAACAGACACAGCCATAAAGAACCTAAAAAAAGCATTACTTGCTAACGAAAAATTTATTGATATGATGGGCGACAGGTACGAACTATGAGAAAAAAGAAATTAGACATTGCACAACTGCTAGACAACTTGGAACACTTAGAAGAAGAACTCAAAACTGCAGGTTCACCCAAGACCGCTATTCGCCGTGTACGAGATGTCAAAGTCTCTATTGATTGGCTAGAAAAAAATGTACGGGTTGGCTGACGACTCCAACTTTGACCCTGACGACATGTCGGAAATGGAAGGCATCTTTGCCTCCATGATAGAGGACAATGAATCAGGTTATGTTATGGAGTTTATAATCTCAAAGTTGGCTGCCAAAGAACTAGTAGACGAATGGCTTAAAGCATGCAACGGGGACGCAAAAGCCCTGAACATATCGTTGCATGAGTACGCCAAAATCATTGCAGAAATCAACTCTGCGCTAGACGAAAAAGACTAAGGTTTAGTTTCTTTTTTAGGCGGCTTTGGTGGCTGCAACAATTTTTCAAGTGTTTTAATATCTTTAGCACTCATTGCTTCACCACGGTTAACTTTGTCCTGAAAAAACTTCCCAACCTCAATACTTCGGCTTATTGCCTCAGATTCTTGCTGCTTAGGACCAACATAACGAACGGGAATACCAAACCAGTTAAGAATGTTACCCAACTGGCGTTCCTGATATGAACTCTTGCCACCTGTCAAACCACCCGTAACACGGTTCAACTGCCCAAATGTTGGGAAAGCGTTTTGGAAAACATAAGCCACTCGTGGGTCCAAAGTGGTTTCACCATCAGCATTTTTTGAAACCCAACTGTCACCACCCATAATTTTTGTAAGCGGAGCCAAAATATATTTGTCTATAATACCAGCCGCTTCGGTTTGTTGGTCAAGTGTTTGGAACGGACCAACATCAATACCCAACTGTTTACCAGCAATTAATTCAAGAGGAACTTTAACAAGTGGTGTTAATTGACCGACCAAACCCTTTGGTGTAGCAATCTGTTTTATTTGTTGTTCCAAACGAGCAATAGGCGTGTCGGGTGTCAATACCCATTGACCACCCTCACCGTTAGGACCGCCCAAAGCAATCGGGTTCCAATCAGCAATCCACTTAGGAACCAAAATATCGTCACCAACAGGAGATGCTTCTGTCAACTTCCTGTAGTTTTCGTATGCCATTGGGTTTGACCATTGTTGAACCATTTGCAACGGAACATTTCGGCTTGTCCAAATCCAAAATGGAATCCATTGTTTAGCAACCTCATCAAAACCACTCAGGTCACTATAATCAAAGTGGTTGCGAGTAACACGAGAAACCGCTTGGTCAAAAGTTTTACCCTTCTTCAAACTGTCCAACGCCATAGGCATACGCACGGCACGCTCAACAAAGTCGTTCTTCCTTTGGAAGAACCGTGTGTACGAGTTGTTCACTGCACGCTCACCAAAACCAGTGCCATAGGCAACGCTGGATAGGTCATCGGAAATACCACGACCTGATGTTTCTGCAACCTTCCAAGCGTTTTCATAAAGTTCTCGTTCTTTTGCTGGCAACTTGGACAAGAACCTTTCCCAACTGTCACCATTGCGTGCAGCCGTAGCGGCTGCAAAACCATCACGAATATTTTCTAAATCAACACCATCAATCATGTTAACAAAAGTTGCAGACAAACCGTTACGGGTAAAGAAACCAACAGAAGCAGTAGCATAGGTTTTAAAGAACTTCATAGTGTACTTGTAACCTTTATAAAACTTATTTTGCCATAATGGTGAACGCAACCTGTCAAGGTTTGGTTTCCAAATCTTCAAAATATCTTCAGGCATTTGAACACCCAAACCAGCAATTTCTTCCCAACCCTCTTGGGTGACATCAATCATGCGACCAAGCCAACCACTCTTAACATTGGACAAAGCGGTTTCAACAGCAGGTAACGCAACACCTTCCAAGCGTGCCAACTGTGCTTCATCAGCATGCAACAATCGTGTAACACGCTCATAAGCGTTACGCAACGCAGGGTCCTGAATACCACCCATAGAAGTCAAAGTGGCATCAACACGGCGCACCCAAGCAGAAGCATCACCAGCGGCTGCACCACTCGGAGGGCGAGCCTGAAGCAACATTCTCATATCTTGAATGTCACGCTGCAAAACAGTACCAGTAGTCTGAGAATAAGTTTTCAAAACCTTAGCCTCATTCAACAACATAGGCAAACGATTTTTATAATCTGTTATCGTTTCAGGTAACGCCCCACCCTTGGTTCCACTTCTAGGAACACCAGCCTTCACATAGGCGGCATCAATCTGCTGTTCCAAACGCATATAAGCAGCCTCTAAACGCCTGTCAGAACGCACCAAAGCCCGTTGAGCCTGCTCACGAGTCAAAGTAACCTTCTCACCATTACGCACGATGTCCACGCTGTTCGTTGCCATCAGTTGCGCCCTAGCCGCTTCAGCCTTGGTTGCACGAGCGTTCTGCGCTCGTGTCAAACCACCCTTCTGACCAGCCAACTTCCTAACCTCAGCCCTAGCCTCAGCAGAAAGAACCTGAGAATTTTCCAAAGCAATAATTTCTTCCTCTTTTATTGCTTTAGCAGTGCTGGCTTCCAACGACTTCTCTTCATAACGACCTGCACGAATGTCACCAACAAACTGATTATCTGCAACATACTGCACCCGTGCTTGCGGATTCCTAGATGGGTTACGAATGTTTGCAGGCATCGTGTACTCAGGGTCCATCAAAACAGCCCAATGACCTTCCAAACCTTCAACACCTTCATCAATCCAAGCCTGCGGAACCAACAAACCTGCATCACCCAAAGGCGCATTGTTTCGGATGTAATGCGCCATTGCATCGTCCATAATTTCTCGGGCAAAAATGTCTGCATCCTCAACTGTTTCGTCAAGGCTGGTAGCAAAAATCCTGAGCAAATCATCGGTGTCACCAAGCGCACCCAAAATAATTTCATCAGCAACATCATCACCTGATGTTGCAGCATGGTTATTTACTGTCCTAATTATTTCAGCCAACTCGGGGTACAGGTCCTCAAACATTGGGTCAAGAGAACCGCTGTTGGCAAAGTTTTGGGCTTCTGCACGCAAAGCGTCACCAGCCTCCAACAAGCCACGCTGTTCAAAACTGTCGGCAATACCAGCAATAATTCCATCTTCACGGAAGAACTCTTGGAACGATTTTCCTTCACGCAAATCTATAACAGAACTAGGACCAGTAGGTGATGCTTGTGTCACGGGCGCATGTACAGCAACACTGGATGGGAAGGTGTCAAAACCTTCCTCAACTGGCTTGGTACGGAAAATTTTGAATGGCATTGATTCCCGTGGTAACGGAATCAAATCATTAGCAGAACCATAAATCAAACCTTCACTAGCATAATCTGCTTCAGCACGGACATTTGCCAGAACAGAGAAACCAGACTCAACTTGTTCCAAATCATAATACTGTGATTCAAGTTCAGCACGGGCGGCAGCATACTGTTCGCCTGAAGGAATAGAATCAATCTGTGTACGCAACTCTTTAAGACGGGCGTTAATAACACGGGTTTCACGGGCTGCAGGAATACCACGACCATTAAGAATCTTTTCCGCCAACCACTCAGGAGACTTTTTGTCCAACATCGCAGGAGTGGCGTTCGGATACATCTGTGTGTAAAGTTCACGCAACTGCAATGTCGCCGCATAACGGTCAGGGTTATCAATAGCGGCACGCAACACTGTAACTTCTTCCAGCAAAGCGGAGTGCATAACAGCAAACTCGCCACGCTGCGTTGCTTCCAAGGTCAAAGCATACTGATGCGATTCGCTAAGTTTGAAAATAGCCTCGTCCAAACGCCTGAACAGAGTGTCAATTTCTTTCTGATTAAACTTCCTAGCCTTGGTTTGTCCACGCAAAAAGTTTTGTGCAGCATTAACCGCTGTCGTAACATAATCTTTAGTCAACTGTTTGTTCACGCCAATGCGTGAACGAAACTTGTTTTGCATAGTCAACAAACCTGCATGAACCTCAGTCAACCGAGTAACCAAAGCCTCATCAGGAATAACTTCTTTCAACATTGGCTTAATGATGTCTGAACCAAAATCCATTGCCCGTCTAGCAAAAGCCTCACGACCTTTAGCCTTAGCCATAGAGTAAGCATAAGAATCCATAACAGAAACAAAATCTGTTTCAAACCAGTTAAACAACTTATCCTCGGGATACAACCTATTTCCAGCAGGGTCTTTCAAGGTACGCAAATGGTCTTTAAAAATGTCGTTTAATTCATCAATGCTGCCAGTTTTAACTTCTTTAAGAAAAAAGGTTGAAGTAACAGTTTCACCAGTATCAGGATTAACATAAGGCGCACGAAGTTTACGGAACATCATCGGACCATTTGGGTCCGTCAAATCTTTCGTAGTTATATCTGCACTACGGAACGAACCAGCACTTTGAGCAAGTTTACCTTTTTCAGAAGTCACCCAATTTCGTGCTGCAGTGCTAATTCTGTGATGAATATAATCATCAATCAAACCAATTTGACGAACATTAACACCATAATCTGCACCAAATTTAAGAATCTTAGCGTTGACATCATCACGAACAGAATTTTGCCAAATTTTGGTGTCTCGTGCCAACTGTTTAAGTTCCTCACTAATCGGCTGAACAATTAACTCAGACTCAGGCATTTCAACATACTTATAAAGATTCGCTGCAGCATCCTCACGAACACCGAACTTCAACTTGTTCCTAGCACCCTGACCAGTCATCTCACGCTGACGCTTAATCAAATCTAACAAATCCTGATTATAACGACTAAGCGAAGTTGCTACAGCAGCCTTCGCATAACGAGAACCAGTGAACTCAACCAACTTAGGAATCAAAGCCTCGTTAGTTAAACCTCGTCCACGACCGAAACCAACTTCACGCAAACCCTTTTGGCTTTTGGGTGTTAAAACTTTTTCGCCAACCAATCCAACAGTTGTGGCAAGTTTCCCAGTTTTGTTATTGAAAACAACATCGCCAATACCTGCTCTAGCCCTACCGAATGTTGCGGCAAATGCACGCTCAGCACCACCAGTCCTAGGAATTACAACACCTGCATAACGCAAACCCATGTTGATACCTTCGGCTTTGGCAACAGCCTTAGGGATGCCTGCTGCACCAAGGCGACCAATACGGTCAATAACACCAGCGTTATTTAACACAGGGTATTTGGCTAACATTTCTGCTGTAGCAAACTCCATAGACAAAGCAGTTCTACCTGAGTAGCCCATGTTGACATGTGCGCCAACACCAAAACGGGTTAGTGGGTCAATATAAATTTCTGTAGCAACCTGCGCTACGGTGTTTAATGTGTCGCTTCCAAGACTGGCAACATTTTTGTTTGGGTCACTACCAAACAAAGCAAATTCTTTATCGTTGATACGGTCAACAAATCGTTCAAAAGTTGGACGGTTTTCATCAAACCATTTTGCGTCCCTGAGTCGGCGTTCGGCATTTTTGCTTTCCAAAAATGTTCCCTCAACCGCTTTATCTATCTTGACACCCAACTGTGTGTATGGGCGCAAAACTACCTGTGCAGAGTCTGCAATAGTAGCCTGAGTAAAACGACTAAAATAACCTAAACCAGTCATAGCAGTTTTTACCGCTGGAGTAACAGTTTGTTTTATAACAGGAAGTTGACCCGTTGCACGCACGGCAGAACCTGTAGCACCCAACACGGCTCCACCAACAGTCTTAGCAAGACCTAAAATTCCTCCACCGCCACCTACAGGTGGACGCTGTTCACCTTTACGGGTAATAGCAATCAGTTGTTCCGCTACACGACTTTTATCTTTTTGGTCAATAGTTGGGTCAGAAATAATGCGCTCCAACGCATTTTGTTCAGTTGTTTGTAACTCATCACGGTTAGGTGTTGGAGGTGGTGTACTAATGGTACGACCCAAAATTTTGGTAGGACCAGCAGGGACAACTTGTGTAGCCCAAGGAGTTTTTTTGATAGCCATTAGAACCTTATGGTTGTTCCGCTATTACTCAAAGAATCAATAAATTCTCTAATGCGTTTACGCTCCTCTTCGCTCAACAAGTCACCTTCCACAGGCTTCCTGTCAACCAAATCAGGCATCCTATCAAACTTGGGTATGCCACCAGTCGTGTCAGGAGGCATTGTGGGAGCCTCAGGGACCACGGGTGTCTTGGCTGTAGGGTATTTTTCTGTGGCTCCTACACGGGTTTTGGCTGCCTCATCCAAAGCATCTTGCAAACGCTTCTGAACATCGGATTCCGCTGAAGCACGCTCACCAGCCAAACCAGCCAACAACTCATCATACTTAGATTGGATACCTGATTCTAGTCGTGGCTTTTCCAAAGACAAATAGTCACGACCAGCCTGAGAGGCACCACGACCAGCGTTAATAAGTGAGTTCAAATAGTTTTGTTGAACATCACCGTACTGTGCAGCGGAACGCTGCAACAACTGCCTAGTGAAATCGTTTAATGCAGCATCAGAAGCCTGCTGTGCCTGAACCTCACCTGTCCCCGCACCTTGCGATTGTAAAGCAGCAATTAAAGCGTTCTGCTGTTGCGGCAAAGCCGTCAACGGCAAATCAGAATAAGCAGTAGTAGGACGAATACCTGAAATAAAGTTTTGTTCACCAGTATCAATATCTGCAGCAGACTGACCCAACACACGCTTCAACAAATCAATCTGTGCCTGCCTTTGAGTACCCAAAGCAGTTTCCCGTGGAGCATAAAGTTCTCTTATAGCATCCAACGCTTTTTCGGAAGCAGTCTTTGCTGTAGATTCATAACCAGTAGCAGCATTAAGAATTGCTTCAAACGAACTTTGGTCACCAGCAGTTTCAGCCGCAGCCTTCGCTGTGTCGGCTTCAATTTTGGCTTGGTCAGTACGATACTCGTTACGCAACTTCGCACGGTTTGCAGGAGTATCTTTCTTACCCAAAATATTGAGTTGCTGCTCCACATAACTTCGTTCGGGTGTCATATTAGCCTTTCCTGCTGCTGGACCTGCTGCTGGACCTGCTGCTGGAGGGGTTCCAGCACCTGCAGGGTTTTTTACTACTGGTGGAACATAACTTTTTTGTTGCTTCTCTAAACCTTTTAAGCGTGCAGCATTTTCTTCCTGAAGTTGCTTCGCAATTTTTGCTGCAGCAATAGCCTTGTCACCCTCTGAGGAGCGAACAAGACGACCATTAACATATGTGATAGCCATAATTAGTATCCTTGAAGTTGACGCAACGCAGTAGCGGCATCAACAATAGACTGGTTTTTACGCAACTTTAAATCAGCAATATAAGCCTCCAAGTCAGCCTGATTGCTTGCCTCATCCATACTGATACGATTCAACTCGTCCTGAATATTGGTTGTTTCAGCACCCAAACTTTCTTGCAAACCACGGGCATACTGTTCCAAACCTTTGCGTTGAATACCTGACTGAACATTAGGACCAGCCAATCCACGCCTACCATACTGAGCCATTTTAGGTCCGAAACCCTCAACATATTTGCGGCTAATATCGGCAAGATTGCGTGAACCACGCTGCTGACCCAACATTGCAGACTGTGTATTAGCGATAGAACGCTTCTGTTTCCTGCGGATAGCCGCAGCCTCAGTCAGCCCATAATCACCTGAATACGCATCATACATACTCATATTAATACCTCGTCCGTTCCTTATTGGTAGAAGAGTTGGCACTCTTCAATAAATCAATTTCTTGCTGCATACGGGACAACTCAGCCTGAAGAGAACTAAAAATGCGTTGCAAAGCATCTTTATCTGTACCTGTCAGCACGGACAGAAAGGGAGTTTGCCAGCCGTTTTGCATCAGCCGAAAATCTGTGTACCCAAAACCACTTGGTCACCGTCACCAGCAGCAGTCAAAGCCGTAACCGTAGCGGCAGCCAACTTGCTATAAACGATTGAACCATCGTCCAAGTTTGTCCCTGCTGCCAATGCTTCAACAAAAGTTTTGACTTGGTTGAAGTTTGCGTTAACTTCTGTGGCAACGGCAGGCGTGCCGTTGACAAAAGTATTTGGAATACTAAGAGTTGCCATAATTAACCTTTAATCCTTCGTGCTTGATATTTGTAACCGATACTGTTAATACCCCATTTTTGACTAGAGGGACCAATAAATTCCAGTTGGACACACCTTGCTAAACCAAGGTTGCGACCAGCAAGAACAATAGAACTTGCTGCACCACTAGCCCAATCTTCACCCCATAAACCCGAACCCCACAACAAAGCCGACACTGCAGGTGTTTGGGAAATGTCAAAAATCTTTTGCTCGTTACCTTCACCCTCAACAAAGTCGTGATAAATTTTTACTGTAATGTTTTGTGCCGCATCAGATTCTTTAACAACAAAATCGGGTCTGCGAAACATTTTCTTTTGCATATAAGAACCGCCATCAAACCAACGGGTTTTATAATAACTAGAAAAAGCAACATCAGTACCCGAAATGTTGTCCGACTCTTCGTTATACATGTCAACCTTCAAAACATACGCTTGCGTAGGATGACACATTAAACGATAATCATTCTTAGAAGAATCAGTCCAGTTGCAACCACCAACCAAACCGTAACCATCATGTGAAGAAAACTTTGTGTAAACACCACCACGAATAGTCGGGTCTAAAACAAAATTCACCGTAGGAACAGTAGGAGTGCTATCGGTGGAATATGGTGCAGAAACCCAAATACGGCGACCAACATAAGAAACACTAATAGATTCATGGTCGGCAGGGTTAATATGATTCAAGTCAATTGCGGTACGCAAATTGTTAAACATATCTTTAATCGTTGAACCATTATAAAAATATAGTCCCTGATTATGGCTAAAAAAATATACGCCATCTTCCGCCTGAGCAATAGAATGATGGCTTATAGAACCCAAACGGGTTGTTAGTTCAACAACTTGAAAGTTGTCGGAAGCGTAACCAAAAATAATGTAAACAGCACTGGGTTTAAAAACAACAAGTTGACCTGACGCAATAGCCATGCCAGTAATACCGTTACCTCCACCAACAATATCAAAATAGTCAGCCTCAGCCCAGTTTTCAGGAGAGTTTTCCAAAGACCAACGCAATCTGTTTGGATAATATGTTCCATCCTCGGTAGTGTTGGCAGCCCACATTTTATTAGCGTGGACAAGAAGATGTTCCGCTGTTGGCATTTTACGCTCAGCAGTAGTCGGGGTGCTTTGCCAGTCATGCGGATTGGTACCCGATGCTGTCAATGCTGTGGCGTAAGTGCTGGATGTTTTCCAAACATAACCACCGCTACCTGCAGAACCAGTAGCAATATACATTGAGTCAGCCCACTGTGCCATACAAACACCATGCGCACTAGTAGAAGTAATATCGTTACCCGAAGAATACTGCAAAGTAGTGAAGTTTCCACCAGTGGATTTATAAACTTTGGTGCTATTAGCCAACATGATTGTTGGCGTGGCACCACTAAAAGAATACAACTTCTGTGGACTCCAAGTACCAGCAACTGCTGTACTGTTCAACTGACGGTATGCGCCACGACTAAACACACCACCTCTAGGGTCAATTTCAACATTGTTCATGTCGGGTGATTCAAAAGTAGACAACTGAAATTGGTCTGCACGAAAGTTCAGACCACCAGTGAAATCGCTCACCTCTGTAATGTTTAAACCAGCCATTATTGATTAATTTTCAAACCCTGACCCATGCGAGTCATCCAACCATTAAAAGTAGGACGACCAGCGGTATAACCAGCAGACAACACCAAATGCGCATGACTGTTAGGGGTCTTAATGTTTTTGACAGCCAAAGCAACACCCTCATCAAAAGAACGCTTATACACATCAGCCATAGCGACATCTTCAAGCCGTTGATAAACACGACTGCAAGCATAATAAACTAAAGCAAAATGCAAATTAGGACTAGCATCCACATTGCCACCAGTTGTAACCCAATCAATAGGTTCACGATAACCACGAACAATCAAAGTACGAACATCGTTCGGCTTTGGATACAAATGGATTTTTCCTTCCCAAATAGTATAAAACAAAGGGTTGCTACTAGTGTCATACGAACCAATATAAGTGTTCTCAGCCTCATCATGCGAAACCATATCCAAACGAGAACCAACACCAGTATTGTCCACAATAGAAACAATCTGCGCCATAGGGTCAGCAGTAAAAGCATCAATACTGTATGCACGCTGGTCAGCAACAGTGTTAAAAGTAAAAGTTTTTGCAAGAAAATCCCAACGCTTCTCAATATCCAAAATACGGTAATAACCGTCACGAATATAAAGATTCAGCAAAGCATCAGGTAAATCGGTAGCATCCAAATCGGTGATGTCCCGTACTGCTTGACGCAACGAAGTTGCGTTCATTTGAGCGTATGCCACTTAGTCCCCTTTCTGCTTATTATGTTGCCTTAAATGACCTGCACACAGTTCTTGTCCACGCACCTTATTAGCCCCACAGGAATCATCGTTAGCCGTACATTTGTCGCCACGACCAATGTACGGTCCACTAGGTGCAGCCAATCTAGACCCCGTTTGGATAATAGCCAAACGGGAACCAGTTTGAGGTTCCCCATAAAGGGTGTGAGCAGGGACAGAGTTCTTAATCATATACAAATAGCGTATATGTTCCTTGAATTACTGGTCTTGACCGCCGCTAAGAATACGCAACAAATTCTTAATATCATTAGGCAAAATGCCGCCAACAACCTTAGCCCCAGTAGCACCAGTCTTTTTAAGACGCTTACCAACCTTACCCAAACCCATAGGAGCAATACCCAAAATAGCCATCAAAGCATCCTCAGGTTTACCCTTTTCGGAAAACTTGGCAACATCCTTAATACCAAAAAAGTCGGCAACATTGCTTTTAGCAGCAGCCTCACCAGCCAACCCAAGTTGACCCAACAACTTACGGGTATTATCGTTTAAACCTGCAGCACCAAACTGATTAGCCATACCACCCTGAGTGTTGCGTGGCACATCCATTTCAGATGCCTGTTTACCTAAAGACAAAGACTCAGCACCGACAAGATTGTTTAACAAAAACTTTGTTAAATCATCCCGAGAAATACCAGCAGCCTTCTTCTTCGGCTTAGCCATAGCCATAACTAACTGCGTGGCTTCTTAGGACCCTTGGGTGCTGAAGCAGTACCAGTCTTTTTAGGATTCTTCGGACCTTTGCCAGCACCACCAGCAGCAGGTTTCGGCTTAGCAGCCTTACGAGCGTTAGCAGCCTTCTTCTGTCTAGCCTTAATGGCGTTCGGGTTGTTCCGTCCACCAGCAGCCTTACGGGCTTTAGCAATATCATCACGCTTAGCAGCCTGCATCAACGATTGGCGAACATCTGCCTGTTCTTTCTTACCAATGTTTTGCGACTTGGCTTTAAGTCCACGCTGACGGGCTTGCTCACGAAGTCTTGCAGAAACGCTCTTTGCTTGCTGTTCGTCAGCAACTGAATAATCAAATTTTCCAATTCGTGAATCCCATTCCTTAATGTTGCGTTGTAAACCCCGTGAATTACGAGCAGCATCCGACATGTAAGTATTCTGAATACCCCTAAGTCTAGCAACTTCCTTCTTTGCAGCAGGAGTACCCCGTTTGACCAATCGTGCAATTTGCTTGCCAATATCATCAACAATACCCTTAGGTTTCATAGAAGCCACGACTAGTAGTCGCCTTTCATTTCACGCATAACATACTCTTTATAATTCTTGGTCAAACCACCCTTAGCATTATAAGGATTCTTTTTATAGTTCTTATCAGGAACATCCTTCAACGCTTTTTTGATAGGTTTCTTAGCCTTTTTGATTCCAGCCTTAACGAGTGGTTCAATGATGTCATCCAAACCACGGGTATGACCGACACGGGCTTCAATAGCAGGTTTACGCATATTAGTAACCCTTAACTTTCTTAGACTTCTTAGACTTACCCGACTTAGCCGACTTCGGCGGATAGTTAGATGTAACTGTCCCTGCTTTCGGTTTAGCGTCAGCATGACTGGACAAAATGCTATATTTAACTGGCATAAATACTCCTAGATATAAATAATGGTGGGAGGTTTCTGCCTCCCACCATTATGACTAATGTTCCTAAATGGTAGGAATTATGCTCGGTAGATTGAAACCGTGTCTGCTGCAGTGAAAACCGCAACATAGGTAGCAGATGATGCTGCGGCAACCGAGAAGGTTGCAGATGCACCAACAAGTGTTACACCCGAAGCACCAGCAGTTACCACGATTGGGTGGGTTGCTGCGGCAACATTGACAACGGTGAATTGGAAACTTGAACCAACACCCTCATCTGTGAACGCTGCACCAAGTTCCGCACCAGTTGGTGTGGTCAAGGTACGGCTTGCCGTTGGGGTCATAGTGTAAAGCGTGCGTCCTGCACCAGCAAGAGTTGCTGCAACCTGTACGGTTGCTGCGTCAGTTGCTGCAACTACTGTTACCTTCTCTTCCTTGGTTGCCCAAGCAGCGAGTCGTGTACGGTCAATTGCACCGTTAGTGTTTGAAATAAGTGGCATTTTTTTCTCCTAAATTTTAAAGTTTTTTTTTTAATAAGTTGGAAATGGGGGCTTGCGCCCCCATCGCCATAATCGGTTAACTTACGCCGTCTTGGCGGTCAACTTACCTTGCTTCGCAGCGTTGCGACAGGTCAAGTTGCCGTAGCACATGATGAGTGCGTAACGAGCATCCAAGTCCTCAGGACGAACAAAAGCGGTCTGTTCAAACCACTTGCCTGAGTGACCAACCAAGGTCAGGTACTTGCTGTTCAAGAAGTACACAACACCAGCGGTGCAATGCTCATCATAAACAACAGGAGCAGCCTTGAACAACAGGTTCTGGAAACCAGCATCTGCCGTCTTGGTGTCGGTGTAACGAAGTTGTGGCTGCAAAAGAGCCTCATACTTCTCAAACAAAGTCTGACTTGTCAGAACCATGTCAGGGTGGTCGTTACCAACAGAAACGCTGTTGTAAGCGGTGGACATTTGAGCAAGAGTCAACGCTGTTGCGGTGTTCTCCTCGTATGAACGCCAGTACTCGTTACCAGTCGTTGCACGGTTAATACCGCCAACAGTTCCCGAAGCCTCAACCAAGTTACCAAGACCGTTCCAGTCCTTGCCACTGTTGCCAGTTCCGTCTGCGAAGAACATTTGGTTGAAACCTTCACGCATGGACTCTTCAGCCTGCATGATTTTGGCTTCCAACAGGTTAATGATTTCCTGTTCACCGTTGTTCTTGGCTTCTTCAATACCGCTGATTGCGATAGAAGCAGCGTACTGCTTCCAATCGTATTCAGCAGCCGTGATGCCAGCCTGTGCTGTCAAAGCGATTGAATCGTAGCCACTGTACGAACCAACAGTTGCGTTGGTGCCGTAGATGAGTGGTTCAACAATTTTGGTTCCACCGTTAAGCATGCGCATGCGACCCTTGTCCTGAAGGAAGTAGGTCAACGGGCGAGCCGTAAAGATGTTGTCCGTGAGTTGGTCACGGTAATTTGCGAGCGTTGTTGACAACAGCGCATCAAAGTTTGCGTTAGACATTATATTCTCCTAAAAGAAAGTTAGTTGGTTTATACTGCGCCCATAGAGCGTTTGGCGGCTTCCCAAGCCTCACGCACGCTAGTGATGGGTTCGTAAGTTTCGCTAGTGGTTGACGCTGTAGCGGATGAACCACCCGATACAACACTGGCTTGCCGTTTTGCTTCAACAACACCATTAACGGTCTGTTGCTGCTTCTCGGCTGCCTGTCGTTCTAACTCTGCTTTTGCCATCATTTTGTCAAACGCAATCTGCTTGTAAGTGCCTTCCAAATCTGTTGACCCAGTTCGCAAAGCGGCTGTGACAACTTCTTGGATATTAAAATCCTGATATTTTCGCTGTAGTGATTGAACTTCTCGTTCAACTTGCTGTTGACTTTGGTAGTCCTCAAAAGATGCAATACGCTGGTCTAATTCTTTGATACGCTTTTCTTGCGGGTCCAGCATTTCAAAGTCATCACCATCAGCAATCATGTCAACAGCCTGTTGAGGGCTGATACCATAATGCTTGGTCAACAATTCTATTGTTGACGCAGGGTCACGCTCTAAAGCCGCTTCAAGCGCACTAGCAAACTGGAATTGCTCCCGTTGCTGAGATAGTTCTTGCGTCTTACGAGTGTAATCTGCTTGGCGTTGATAACCTGCAATTGCCTCAGATAAAGGAACCTGAAGTTCTTCACCATCTAACTTTACTGGAACTCTATGATTAGAGTATTCCTCTACACTTAGCGTTGGCGATGTATCTGTGGATTCTGAAACGCTTTCCGTAACGGGTGACCCTTGGGGTTCCACGGCTGGCGTGTTTACGACTTCATCAGTCATTATTATGTTTTCTCCTGAGTCCTAAATGGTTGCTCTATATATTAATATAGTTGTTCCCTATTGCTGGGGTTGTCCTTGCAATAGTGCAGCCAATTGTGCAGGGTCGCCGTTCAACGGCAAACCTGCACCACCCTCAGCAGGTGGCATTTGTTCAGGTCCAGCAGGGACAGGAGGTCCACCAGCAGGAGGCATGCCACCCATTTCAGGTCCAGCAGGTGCGGCTTTAGCCAAAAACTCGTCAGGGTTTTTGACACCAAAGCCCATCTGTAGCACATAAGCGGCAAGTTTAGCCATGTCAATAATTCCTGCACCAGCGAACGGTGCCATAGCGTCAACCATTTGCAAAGCCATTTGTCGTCTGAAGGATTCGTTGTGTGGTTGTGTTGAACCTGCGGCTACTTCAAAGTCAAAGTCACCTTCCAAGTAGTCACGGTCAAATTGAATCCAAATGGGTTCACCATCTTTGCCGATGACACGGGCAACTTGTTCGCCAGTCATAAACTGGCGTGCCAAAGCAACCATGCGCCTTCCACATTCACTGATGGCTTGTTCAACCATAGCCAACTTGTCGGCTGTCCGTGCATTGCTGGCATCTTG